AGACACTACACAGGTAGTCTAATTATATTTTTTTTAATTGTAGGAATTATTGTGTATTTATCTAACTACTCAGTACCAAATGAAAACAGAGATATTTTAACAACACTAATAGGTATGATTGCAGCTAACATCGCTATGTTAATTTCAACAGTTGCAGGTAGAAATCCTGACGACTTAGAAGATGCAAAAAAAACAATTAAAAGTTTACAAACAAAAGTTGATCTATTAGTAAGTCAAAAAGATAGTTTAGAAAATTTAGTAATAGAAATGCAAAAGGATTCTATTGAGAAGTTAAGTTTAATGTCTACAGTTTGGTTAGACGATTTAAGAATTAAAAATGAAACAAATAATAAATAAAATAAAAAATAAATGGAACAGTTTGGAATTATTAATGAAAGTGGGACTTGTGCTTTTTGCGTTAATTGTCCTGTTTGCTTTATGTAAATGAAAAATCTAAAATATTTTGAAACATCTGAATTTGACAGTCCTGACATTGTTGGTAGTGGAATTAATATGGATAATGATTTTCTCAGGATGCTCGATGATGCAAGAGGAAGAGCAGGTATATCCTTTAAGATTAACTCGGGATATAGAAGCGAGGCTCATAATCTACG